AACACGATTCCTACTATCCATGGTTGGATTTCGAGTACTCTTTTTCGATGACCCTCTTTAGGCTCAGATGGTCGGATGATAGTGTTGTTTCCACGCAACAATGGCCAGATTCTGCTTGACTTTGGGCATGGTTCATGTATAATGGTACCATGATGAAAAAAGATGCTATATTTTATATTAAGTGGTTCGCCACTTTCACCACCATTATCGGTGCCTTATTAACCAGTTTTAAAATGGATCCCTATAATATTATATTTTTTAATATTGGGGCATTATCATGGTTAATCGTGGCCATTAAATGGAAAGAATATTCCTTAATATTAATTAATTCAGCATTATTAGCAATTTACTTGGTTGGATTATATGTTGCTTAAAAACAACACTCTGAAAATAATGCTTGACACCACTAGTGGTTCATGTATAATGGATCCTGTGATGATAAAGGAATCTTTATGAGAAAAAAACGATCCGACCGTAACCATGTATTATATCGTGTTATTTGCGAAAATACCGGCGATTCATACATAGGTCTAACCGTTGCACAGGGTCAAGCGTTTGTTCGGTCAGTTAAGGTTCGCTGGCAGAAGCACGTTAGTCGTGCCATGAAGGAAGACAAAGATTGGTCTTTCTGTTGTTTTCTCCGTGACAATATCGAGGCTGATTATCGGTACGAAGTTTTGGAGATTGTTCGTGGGAGAAAACCCGCACACCAACGTGAGCGTGAGTTGATTGCGGAATTGGAACCTAGTCTTAATACTTTTTAGGTGAATATTGTGAAAGTTGTAATTAATAATTGTTATGGTGGTTTTAGTTTGTCGGAAGCGGGAATTACTCGCTACTTGGAATTGAAGGGTGTTGAATGGCCTAATGCTGGTTTTTATGACCGTGATATTCCTCGTGATGATGCGGCTTTGATTCGGGTTGTTGAGGAACTAGGTGATGCTGCCAGTGGTGCCTGTGCTGATTTAAAAATCGTGGAAGTTCCCGATGAGGTCGATTGGTACGTTGAAGAATACGATGGTAACGAATGGGTCGCTGAAAAGCACCGTACATGGAGTTGAAAATGAAATTTAAACTTTTAGTTGTCTCTGGTGTTGTCGCCCTTTCGGGTTGTTCTTCTCCGCCTATCCATAAGTTGTCTGGTTATGATGGCCCGGAAGCTATGCACCGAAAAGAAATTGTACAGGCCTCAAAGGAATGTACACGGGAGAATATGCGACCGAATGTGGAATATGTGGCTCAGAAAATCAATTCTGGTGGCCGTGTTTTAATTCCAATCAATGTTCATTGCGACCCTGTGGATCCTCCAGGCGGTTATCATGCACCGAAATATCCACCCGGATATTATCCGCCCCCACCACAACAAAGTGGATATTACCCACAACCGCAAAGTGAATACTACGGCGTTCCTGGTAATATTGCATACATACATCAACCAACACCGGTTAGCATTACACCGATTCAGAATACCATGATTGTGCCGGCTGGTTATGGAAATACACCACCACCCGCTGGCGCTGGTCGAGTCGGCAGTTATAGGTTTTAAATTTAGGAAAAATAATGCCTAGAATCGTATATGACATAGCAACCATTTTATTAATGGGTGCTGTTTATGCCAGTATAGTTGCATTTATAATTTATGCGATTTTTTTATGATTAGTATTTTACTTGCAATAGGCTGCGTTATCATTGCACCAATTTTATTATTTGGGTTGGCTTTGGTTCTCGCTCTTATTGCAAGTAAATATTTAAATTTCTAGTGTTGTTTTTTTGCAACATAAAGTGTTGTATTTTTGCACAGCCCCTTGACACCATCGCCAGTTCATGTATAATGAATCCTGTTGAATGAGAAAGGAAAGAAAATGTTGAAAGCAGAAAAATTTGAAGTCCGTGATATTATCCGCTCTTACGATTTTAAACCTATGGTTGGTCGTGAAGATTGTTTCGTTGAAGGTGAAATTTTGGAAATCACGAACGAGCAAGGCTACAATGCCTATAAAATCGTTGTGACCAAGGACTCATGGTCTGATGCTGAAGATAAAGGTCGATTTGGTAAAATCGTGTATTGCCCTGTTGCGGTATTTCACAATGATTATCCAGGTCGTGTTATTAATTTGTCAAGGATTTAAAATGGCTGTAATGAAAGATGTTTTTACCGATATTCAGATTTTGTTGGAAGATTCCGACAATACTCCTTTGATGATAGCTCGGAAGTTAGGCATACCTGTTGAGTGGGTATTTGAAGTTTTGGATTATTCTGATGCTGTTTCGGATGATAATTTCTGATGGGCATAGCTACTTTTCTTTTGGGATTTTTAATCGTGTTTGTCGCCTCTGGTATTGAGGGCGGTTCTGATTTGATTTTTTATGGAATTTCGGCTGTTGGCCTTCTACTAATGTTTATTGGTGCTCGCATAGCGGGCTCGTTAAAGGATTTTAAATGAGTTGCACTAAGCGTAACCTTATCGCAAAGGATTTGAGAACACCCAAGTACCGTATGCGGGTTGCGGTTTCAAAGAAGGTCTATGACCGTAACCGCATCAAGCGTACCGTACAAAAGGATGCTTATGTCGGAACCTAATGCGACCGAATTTGATGGATTTTACCTGATGCCGGGAAACGATGAAGGTTCCCTGAAATTGTCTTATTTTGATTTTTTGGATGATTTCGATAAAGGTAAAAAAGTTGGTGGCACGAATTTTGGTGATATGTACCATGTTATATTCTTTAAACAGAGTGAAAATGGTGAACCAGAATTTGATGACCACTTTGAGGCAATTTTTAGTGATCCTGAGGCATATGTTCACGGCTTGATTCGAGCAAATATCTATGGATGCTTTGTTAGAAAGACGGAAAACAGCTATAAATGGGTCGATGATTACCTCAAACGCACTTTAAGTCGTGTTACACTATTAAAACTGAAAAATTATGCTAAAGAAATTGCGGAGAATTGAAAAATGAGTGCAAAATTTGATTTTACTGATACTGAAACAAGAAATTGGTTGAGAGATTTGTTAAAAAGTGAAGTTGTAACGCTGACTTTTACGAAAAAAGACGGAACGCAGCGTGAAATGGTCGCTACTTTGTCGGAAGCACGAATTCCTAAGACTGAAAAGTCAACGGAAAGTGCTGGAACACGAAAATACTCAGATGAAGCACAACCTGTGTATGATGTTGAAGCAAAAGGCTGGCGAAGTTTTCGCTGGGACTCACTTTCCAAGCTTGAATTTTCGATTGGAGAAGAAATTGGCGAATAATTTCAAAGAAAGTGCTATTATGGCACTTGGCGGATTGACCGCTATCTTGCTGGTTGTTGCAATTTTTACTTTAGGCCCGCTTTTTGTCGTTTGGGCATTAAATACGTTATTCCCAATTCTGGAGATTCCTTATAATTTCAGTACTTGGTGTGCAGTTATTGTTTTAGCATGGTTTATGCGAGTGAAAATTTCTGTTAAAGGATAATTATGAAATATATTGTGGAAAGTATCGGTGTCTTCCGTATGGTTCATGTGGTCGAGGCTGAAAATAAAGATGAAGCATTCCGTATTGCTAATGTAGCTGATGACAATTGGCAAGAGCACTTAGGTGAAATGCGAATGGATGTATCTGAATTTACCGAAGAACAAATTACTCATTTTAAGAAAAAAGAGTATTTTTGGGAAGGAGTAGCATTCAAAGATGAAGATGGCTTTGTTGCCTATATTCATCCGAATGGTGAAGTTGTTAAAGATAAGAATACAATAGTAAAGTGAAAATATTTTTAGGTAATAGTGAAAAAAGTGCTTGACTACAGAACAAAAAACATATATACTAGGACTATGATGAAAACTATACATACACTCTCAATATCTCCTTGCCAGTCCTTAGCGACATGGCCGGCCGATTATCGCTCATCAAAAAATGAGAATAGCGGCTTTATTGGATCAAATGGGGTTTGTGTATCGTAGTATATTAGATAAAATCTAATTCATCACAAACCCTAGTAAACGAAAGTTTCTAGGGTTTTTTGTTTTACCGTTCTTTAAAAATTTATGCAGTTTTGATGGGGGTTCACCTAGTGGCCTAAGGTATCGGTCTTTGAAATCGACAGCACTGGTTCGAATCCAGTACCCCCTGCCAATATTGAAGTACATTTCAGGTAGGCTAGCCAACATTCTGTTTTACCGAACAGAATCAGAAGTGTATTTCAATATGGGTACGTGGTCGAGTGGTTGATGGCTCTAGTCTTGAAAACTAGCGAATGTAAAAGTTCCGTAGGTTCGAATCCTACCGTACCCGCCATATAAGTAAAGTTATGAAAAAATTATTATTCTTGTTGTTGTTTGTTTCAATAAATGTGTTTGCTTGTGATACCTATATTTTTGGGTTTCGTGGTGCAAATAGAATGTTTGATGAAGTGACATTTATTGAGTATGCATATTACCACAATATGTGTTGGGTAATATTCAATGATGACCAAAACAAACAGGCAGTAAAGTTAATTGGTGAAATTAACAAACCGTATGAGTTATATGGTTTCAGTCTAGGTGCTGAGACGATACGACAGGTATTAAAAGAAGTACATTCTAAAAAGATGAGAAAACCAAATCATGTAATTACGATTGGTGCTTATCATACAACGAATGTTAACTTTGAAAGATTTGGTGTAAGTTTTATAAATTATTTTGATGAAAGTGGTAGAGGTCAAAAGTCTCCAGGTATTCATATTACTGGTGTACCACATAATCAAATTCAGAAAGTTGTTGATGGAAGAATAAGATAAGGAGAAGATTATGCCGGCTGTATTTCTTGTAAGTGATACACATTTCGGTCATGCTGGTGTATGTCGTTTTACACACCAAGATACCGGAGTTAAGATTAGACCATGGACTGATCCTGATGAAATGGATGAAGCAATGGTCAAACTCTGGAATGAAAGAGTAGGAAAGAATGATAAAGTGTACCACCTTGGTGATGTAGTAATTAACCGTAAAAGTCTTGGTATTATGCGTAGACTTAACGGTGATAAAGTTCTAATTCGTGGTAACCATGATATTTTCCGTGATGACGAATACCGCCAACATTTCAGAGAGCTTCGTGCTTATCATGTAATGAACGGAATGATTCTTAGTCATATTCCAATTCATCCAGAAAGTCTTGGAAGATTTGGTGTAAACATTCACGGACACCTTCATACCCGTAGGGTTATGATGAATGATCCATTTGGCCATCGAGAACCTTTTATTGATCCACGTTATCATTGTGTATGTGTAGAACAAACAGATTTTGCACCGATTCTTTTTGAAGATGTTATTAAGAGGATTGAAGCAGAAGGTGGTAAGGTAGGTTTCCAAAACGGAAATGGATAGTTGGCCGAGTGGTTAAGGCAACAGATTGCTAATCTGTCATTCTGAAAAGGATGCATTGGTTCGAATCCAATACTATCCGCCAGTTTTAATAGTGCGATGGCTGAGTGGTCAAAGGCAACGGTTTGCAAGTCCGTAAAATCGTCAGTTCAAATCTGACTCGCACTTCCAGTAAGGTAGTCTTAGTGTTGTTTAGGCAACAATGAAAATAGTTGTTGCCTTATTGAGTGGTTCATGTATAATGGACACATAGTAAGAAATGCAGTAAATGTTCTTTAAAAATTGAAGTAGTAAATTTTAATGCACCGTTAGACTTCTGGTGAGGTCACCACCCTTTCAAGGTGGCTAGATGGGATCGTAACCCATACGGTGTACCATATTGTTTGTTTTTATAGGAGTATTGTCATGGATAGTGACAAGAGTGACAAACTTTTGGGGGTATAATTCAAAGGTAGAATATCCGGCTTTTAACCGGTCTATCAGAGTTCGATTCTCTGTGCCCCCACCAGTTGTCATATTGAAGTACATTTATAGGCAATGAAAGTCTAAAGTGCCACGGGACGTAGACCCGTATAGTGTATTTCAATATGATGGCTCATTAGTATAATGGTTATTACACGGGATTGTCTATCCTGCTACGGGAGTTCGATTCTCCCATGAGTCGCCAAGTTTCGCCCTATTAGTATAATGGTATTACACCTGTTTTGTAATCAGGCTACGGCAGTTCGATTCTGTCATGGGGCACCAAGTTTTAATGTCGCATTGGTGTAATGGTAGCACACTTATTAACGTATTCTGACAAGAATATAAACAGCATACCAAAATTCCATCGAAAAGGAAGTGGTTCAGGTTCGAATCCTGAGTGCGACACCAAGTTTTAATTGCGGGTTAGGGAAGAGGTCATCCCGGCAGCCTCATAAGCTGTAGGTCGGTGGTTCGAATCCATCACTCCGCAACCAGTTTTATTGCCTTGTAGCACAGTTGGTAGTTGCGCCTGACTGTTAATCAGGATGTCGGTGGTTCGAGCCCACCCGAGGCAGCCAGTTTTAATGCGTTGGATGCTCTAATGGCAGGGCAGCGGGCTGTAACCCCGTGGTTTTAGGACAAGTAGGTTCGATCCCTACCTGACGCACCAAGTTTTAGGATGGTAACAGCAACAAAAAAACTTTTATTGATAAAAAGAAAATTCCATCCTGTTGTTTTATATCTGAGTATAGTGTAGTCTGGTAACATACCTGGTTTGGGACCAGGCGTCCAAGGTTCGAATCCTTGTACTCAGACCAGTTTCGGGCTGTTAGTGCTAATGGGAACACATCTGGTTTGCAACCAGAAATTGAGAGTTCGATTCTCTCACGGTCCACCATTATGGTGATGTAGCTTAGTTGGTAGAGCAGTACCTTCATACGGTAACGGTCGTAGGTTCGAATCCTACTTTCACCACCAAGTTTTAGGTCCTTAGTAAAATGAATATTACATTTCGCTACGAACGAAAAAGTGGGAGTTTGATTCTCTCAGGACCTGCCAAGTATTATTCTCATGTAGCTCAATGGTAGAGCAATCGGCTGATAACCGATAGACAAAAGTTCAATTCTTTTCGTGAGAACCAGTTTTAGGATAGTAACAGCAAATTAAAACATTTGACTTCTAATCAAAACCGTTAAAATCTATCCTGTTGTTTTATATCTCGGTGGTGTTAATGGCAGCACAACGGTCTCCAAAACCGCTAGTGAGGGTTCGAATCCTTCCTGAGATGCCAAGTTATGCGGGTATGATGTAAAGGTAACCTGACACCTTGCCAAGGTGTATTTGAGAGTTCGATTCTCTCTACCCGCTCCAAGTTTTTTAAAGGAGTAGTAATCATGCGTAAGATTGATGTTAATGAAGTGAAAGAGTTTATTGAAGCACAAAGTCCTGAAACTAAGATTTATATCGGTGCGGACTCGGCTCGTTTCCTCATTGGTAAAGATTGGTATGCTGATTACACTTTAGCTATTGTAGTACATATTAATGGTAAGAATGGTTGTAAAATCTTTGGTGAAGTCCAAACTGAAAGAGATTGGGATCAAAGAAAAGATAAACCAAGAATGCGATTAATGAATGAGGTATACAAAATTGCCGAATTGTATTTGAAGTTGAAAGACGTTTTGGAAGACCGTGATGTTGAGGTACATTTGGATATTAATCCCGATGAAATGCACGGTAGTTCATGCGTTATCAATGAGGCAGTTGGGTACATCAGAGGTATGTGTAATGTTATCCCTCTGGTAAAACCTCAAGCGTTTGCCGCATCTTTCGCTGCGGATCGTTTAAAATTCGTATTAGATAAAGCAGCATAGTTTAAGTAGGCGAGATTAGTTTAATGGTAAAACTACAGATTTCCAATCTGTTGTTATCAGTTCGATTCTGATATCTCGCTCCAAGTTTTAGGATGGCTGCAGCAAAACTACTTGGCGAGGAATCGCCATCGGATAGTGAGTTTCGATTTTCTCACTCTAATCAAAAAGTAGAAACCATCCTGTTGTTTTTAGGTTAAGTTCAGCAATAAAATTCAAAGCCAACTTGAAAAAGTTAACCTGTTAAATTGAGGAAGTAATATTATGAATTCATTTGTAAACGCAGTTCAAAATCAAGAAGCTCGTACCGACAATGGTATGAAAGCTCGCAAATCTACTGCTAATGCTGTAGTTGATTTGTTCTATAAAATCGGTGCCAGCCGTGGTAAAGATATCACATCTGACTTCGTTTCTGCTTTAGTGCAGAATGAGGAATTAGCATTGCGAGTTGCTTTATGGTCTCGTGATGTTCGTGGTGGCGCTGGCGAGCGTGAGTTGTTTCGCCAGATTCTGAAGTATTTGGAAACCAATCGTCCTGATTTGGCAATGAAGCTACTTGGGAAAGTACCTGAAGTTGGTCGTTGGGATGACCTATTTGTTTTCCAGACTCCTGAATTGAAGTCACAAGCATACACTTTGCTTGGTGATGCTCTGAGAGCTAAAAACGGATTGGCAGCAAAATGGACACCTCGCAAAGGTGAAGTTGCTCGTGAATTGCGTGAGTTCTTCGGCATGACACCTAAGTTCTATCGTAAGTCTTTGGTTGAAATGACTAAAGTGGTAGAATCTCAAATGTGTGCTAAGGATTGGGATAACATCAATTTCAGTCATGTGCCTTCTTTGGCGGCTAGCCGTTACAAGAAAGCATTCTACCGTAATACTGAAAAGTTTGCGGAGTATGTGGCTGAATTGGTTAAAGGTACCGATCCAAAAGTTAAGGTGAATGCTGGTGCAGTATTCCCTTATGATGTATTGAAAGGCGTAGCATACGGTTCATTCAACAAAACCGAAAAAGACCACATTGTAGCCCAATGGGATGCTTTAGAGAATTTTGTTGGTGATGCGAATGTATTACCTTTAGTTGACGTTTCAGGTTCTATGTCATGCCCTGCTGGTCGTAACAGTTCAGTATCATGTATGGATGTTTCTGTATCTCTTGGTCTATACCTTGCAGATAAGAACAAAGGAGTTTTCAAAGACACCTTTTTAACATTCTCAAGTGATCCACAATTGCTTAACCTAAAAGGTAATGTCATTCAGAAGATGGATCAAATGGTTAGATCCGAATGGGGTATGTCTACTGACTTGGTGAAAGCCATGATGAAGATTTTAAATGTTGCTGTAAAAGGCAAAGTACCACAAGAAGATATGCCATCAATGCTGTTGATTCTGTCTGATATGCAATTCAATGCTTGCGTAGAACATGATGATTCGGCCATGGAGATGATTGCTCGTCAATTTACCTCACATGGTTATGAAGTTCCTAAAGTTGTTTTTTGGAACATCAATTCATCAGATAACGTACCTGTTAAGCATGATGAATCAGGTGTTGCTTTGGTTTCAGGGTTCAGTCCTTCAATCGTTAAAGCAATTCTTGCAGCAGATACTTCAGAGTTTACTCCAGAAGCTATCATGTTGAAAGCCATTATGTCTGACCGATACAAGGTCTAATATCGTTTTACTTGGTGTACGCAACACCAAGTCCAAAATGTTAATTCATTTTGGTGTGACTATGTTGTAACGGTAGCAACGCAGTTTGTGATTCTGCTAGTCTGGGTTCAACTCCCAGTAGTCACCCCAAAATGAATTAATGCATCGTTAGCTCAGCGGTAGAGCTCCTCGCTTACACCGAGATTGTCGGCGGTTCGATCCCGTCACGATGTACCAAGTTATGCTGCTCTAGCTGATGTGGTCATAGCGGCGGTTTGAAGAACCGTTGAAACAGGTTCGATTCCTGTGGGCAGCACCAAGTATTATATAAGGTGATTATGTATAAAATTTATTTTACAAATGAATATGGTGAAGCTAGATCCTATAATGAGGATACGCTGGAATCTGCATTGGAAACAGTAAGTGGTTTAAGAAATCAAAGCCGGTATAGTTTTGTTACCATGGTTGGTGAGAATCCAAACCAAGTTGGTAAGATGGGTGTTGATTCAGTAGAAGATGGAAAACTTCCAAGTGGTGAAACATATACTTGGAAGATGCGTAGGTAATGCCTCGGTGACGTAATTGGTAGCCGTGTTGGTCTTAGAAACCAAATTCTGCGGGTTCGAGTCCCGCCTGAGGCACCAGTAATGCCCCCATAGTATAATGGATAATGCAAGGGATTTCTACTCCCTTAATGTGGGTTCGATTCCTGCTGGGGGTGCCAGATATGCGAGAGTGGTGGAATTGGTATACACAACAGACTTAAAATCTGTCGCCGCAAGGATTACGGGTTCAAGTCCCGTCTCTCGTACCAGAATTGCTCCTGTAGCTTAAAGGTGAAGCGGGGAACTCATAATTCCAAGAGTGTTGGTTCAAGTCCAATCGGGAGCACCAAAACTGCATATATGCACCTAAAAGTGCATAAATAGATGTACCATGAGGATACATACTAAAATAATTAGTGTCCTTTGTTATTCTATATTTCAAGCGGCTCAGCCCGCATTTGCAAGTGAATTAGTTCATCAATTTAATAGCCCAGCCTTTAACGGTGTGGGCTATTCTTCGCACGTCCTAACAATAGAACAGTTAGAAGCACAGCGAATACAAAAAATAAAAGACGAAAAACAAGCAGCTATTGATAAAGCTGAGCGTGACGCTAAAAACACCAACATAGCAAAATTCTTGGTTAATGTAGAATCAAGGATATACGCACAACTATCAAAACAACTTGCTGACCAAATGTTCGCTGAAGGCGGCAAGACTAATGGAACAATGGAGTTTCAAGGTACCACAATCTCTTGGGTGAAAACCGGAACAGATGTTACTCTTACGATACTGGAAACAAATGGTAATCGTACAGATATTACAGTTCCAATTTCAGGGTTTTCTTTTTAGATGAAATACATTTTTGTTATACTTCTTGCACTATTAACTGGTTGTGCTAGTACGCAATTAGAATTGGTGCAAGAAGAACCTGTTAAAATTGAACCAAAGAAATCATTGGCAGACAAACTACCTTTGTTAGATGGCCCGCCAATGACAATTGCTGTTTATGGTTTTATTGATAAGACTGGCCAGAATAAACCTAATGAGAAGTTAGCATTATTCAGTAAAGCCGTTACTCAAGGTGCAGAGACATTTTTAATTAAAGCTTTGCAAGACTCAAAGAATTGGTTTAAGGTTGTTGAGAGAGTTGGGTTAGACAACCTTATTAAAGAAAGACAATTAATCCGAAATCAACGTGAAGTGTACGAAGGTAAACAAGCTAAACCACTAAAACCTTTAACGATTGCTGGTATTATGATTGAGGGAGGTATTATTGGTTATGATACTAATATTAGAAGTGGTGGATCTGGTGCAAGATACCTTGGAATAGGCGCAAGTCAACAATATAGAGTTGATGAGATTGTTGTATCTTTAAGGTTAATAAGTGTTAGTTCAGGTGAAATACTTTTAACTAATTCTATATCAAAAACAATTTATAGTACTGCATATGATATAGGTGTTTTACAATTTTTAGATTCTGGCACATCAGCTTTAGAATTGGAATTGGGTAGTGCTGCAAATGAACCAACAACATATGCAGTTAGAGTAGCAATTGAACAGGCAGTATATGAAATGATAATTGAAGGTGAAAAGAAGGGATTATGGAGATTCATTAAGTAGTAAAACAAAAAGGAAATAAAATGAAACTAAAAGCTATCGTCTTTATTATGGCGGTGCTTGGTTTGACAAATGTGCATTCAAATGAAGTTTATATAGACCAAGTAGGTGACGCATCAACAATTACCATCACACAAGATGGTACAGGAAATAAAGTAGGTGATTCTGCCATACCAGCATTTATTGGTGGTGGGTCAAACTTAGTTAGTATCAGTCAAATTGGTACCGGTAACGAATTGATTATGGTTGTCAATGGCGCTGCGGCTGAAGTTCTTGTTGATACAACAGGAAGTAATAACATTCAGACAATTAATTGTGGAACACTATCTTCAGCCTCATGTTCCGGATCAACAATTAAACAGATTGTCAATGGTGACAATAACATCATTACTCAAAATTTGGGTACAGGTGCAAATCACTATAGTGAGATTAATGTTATTGGTAGTACAAATACAATTACACACACAAGTACCAATACTGGTGCTTCAACTGTAAATATTAGTGCTACTGGTGATACTAACACAATTGGAGTGACTCAAAGTGGAACTACTGCAAAGACCGTTACTGTTAATTCTACAGGCAACGGTAATAACATTTCTATTAACCAGTCAAACTAGTTTTGCGGTTGTTGGTAAAATCTCTGAACAAACCGGTCCAACCGAAATTGTTAGAGATAAGAAGTCGATTGATGGTAAAATTAATTCGACAATAGAAATGAATGATACGATTGTTACGGCTAAATCAAAAGCTAAATTAGTTTTTGAGGATGCCACAACCGTAAATATCACCGAACAATCCAAATTGGTGATTGATAGCTTTGTGTATGACCCTAAAAAGGGTTCTGGTAAACTTGCCATGAAAGTGGTATTGGGTACGGCTAGATATGCAAGCGGTCAAATTGCAAAAAATGATCCACAACAAGTAAATATTCAGACCCCTACTGCTACTGTTGCAGTTAGGGGTACTGACTTTTCCATGACGGTCGATGAATTAGGTCGTAGTTTAATCATGCTATTACCATCATGCGACAATAGAGGTTGTGTGACTGGTGCAATTCAGGTATCAAATGATGCCGGTACTGTTTTCATGGATACGGCATATCAAACAACGCTAGTATCTTCTTTAAGTTCTTCACCATCAGCTCCGGTCATTGTTACTATTGACCAAGCAAACATAAACAACCTTCTAATCATTGCACCACCTAAAGAGGTGAAATCTGACAATAATAGAAGTGACACAACCACACAGACAGCATTGGATGTGAATTTTCTTAATAAAGATTTTCTCAAATACAATGCTCTGGATGTAAATGAGTTGGCTAAATTCAATGCACTAGATATCAATTTCCTTGATGGTAACCTTTTAACAAACCTACTTGACGATAGTACAAGAGCATTAGCTCAATCTCAAGAATCTATGCTTGCACAAGGCACAATGCTTCCGGGTTATAGTGAGGCCTCAGGTTTGAAATATGGTGTTGATGATACTGGAAAATTAACTCTATATAAAATTGGAACACATACTGCACAAGTTTCTGTGAGCCAAGAAGCCAATTTACAGTTAAACATTTCACAAGATGGTTCATCTGTATATCAAAAAATCAATAGTGGCGGCACCACAACAATCACAATAAATCAAAAATGAAAAAACTACTCAATCCATGGACAGCAATCATTACATTACTATTATGTTTGGTTGTTCGTGTTAATGATGGTAATTTTGTCGAAAGTGTCCGTTTAAGATACTTCGACCAACTAATAACCTCAAAGGAAACCTCTGTATCAAAACTGGTACACGTTATAAACATTGATGACGAAACTATTCGAAGCAAAGGCCAGTTCCCGTTCCCAAGAGGCGAGTATGCCAAATTGGTTACTGATTTGTATTCTCGTGGTGCTGGGCTGGTTGTCTTTAACGTCTATATGCCTGAGCCTGACCGTTTTGGTCAAGATGATAAATTAACGGAGACACTTAAAAAGTTTCCTGTTGTTTTACCACAAACAGCCAGTAATGAAAAACTAATCAACCCTTTTCCTCCATTTAGACCAGGTGTCTCGGTAATTGGAGAAGGCAATTCAGGAATTAATTATGAGAGTATACAACCAAACATTAAACCTTTTAACGAAAATGCTGCTGGTATTGGTATTGTTAACACCTTACCAGAAATTGATGGCGTCACCAGAAGAGTGCCAATGGTTGTACAGTCTGGAGGCTTGCTATATCCAAGCATCAGTCTTGAAACACTTAGAGTTGCCTCAGATGACCCAAGTTTCCAAATTAAAATCACAGAATACGGAATCGAAGCGGTCAGAATACCTAAATTTGGAAAAATCACAACAGACCAAGTTGGTAGAATTTGGGTTGATTGGAGTTCCAAGCCAATTGAGCACTCAGTATCAAATCTACCAAAAGAATTTAACGGCGGAATTGTCATCGTTGGACTCACAGCAAAAGGTCTTAACAATCCTATCGCAACAGCTTCAGGAGCAATCTATCCACATTATCTTCAAGCGGCTGTACTAGATACATTGGTTGGTGAAACACTTATTCAGCGTCCAGATTGGGCTGAAGGTGCTGAGTTACTATACACATTGGTACTTTGTCTAGTACTATTATTTTTAACAAGGTATGTTTATGTTGGCATTCTTTCTTCCGTACTTATTATTTTGGGTTGCATTGGTGGGTCTTATTACCTATTCAATGGATACAACTACCTCGTGGATATCACAATACCTGTGGCTACTCTTGTTCTTGTCATCCTTCATGCTTATGGCGTTAAGTTTGTAAGTGAGTTTTTACAGAAACAACAAATCAAAAAACAGTTTGGTACATACCTCAGTCCTGCAATGGTTGAGAAGCTGCAAAAGAATCCGGAGTTATTACAATTAGGTGGTGAGAGTAGAGAGTTGTCTATTATGTTTACTGATGTTCGTGGTTTCACCGCAATATCAGAACACTATGGCGCTGATGTTCAAGGCTTGACCAAAATAATGAATCGCTATATGACAGCGATGACCGCAAAGATTATTGAGAACAACGGAACACTAGACAAGTACATTGGTGATGCTCAGATGGCATTCTGGAATGCACCACTTGATGAAAAGAACCACGCCAAGATGGCTGTTAAAACCGCATTAGAAATGATGGAGAGTTTAGATGAATTTAATAAAGAGGTTGTTGCGGAAGGTATACCTGCCTTTGGCATGGGTCTTGGTATTAATACTGGCATCGTTGTTGTCGGCAATATGGGTAGCAATCAACGCTTTGATTATACTTGTCTTGGGGATTCTGTCAATCTGGCTTCGAGATTAGAAGGACAGAGTAAACCATATGGCGTTAAAATGGTTTTAGGACCAATAACCGCAGAACAGGTTAAAGATGAGTATGATGTAATGGAGTTGGATTGTATTGCGGTGAAAGGTAAAAAAGAAGGTGTAAAAATATACACCCTCTCTAAAGAAACAAAACAACACAAAGAATTTTTGCAAAATTACTATTCAGGTCATTGGGCAGCTGCTTGTGATTTGATAGAACCTTGTCAGAAAGCTAATCCAAAAATGACAGATTATTATGAAGCGATGTTAGATAGAGTTGGTTCAGGTATTGCACCAAAAGATTGGGATGGAACTTTCAGAGCAACTAGTAAGTAATTATCCTTCACCTGCTGCAGCAGTTTTATTATCATCATCGTCATCATGGACTTGATTGATTTTTTCTTCTGCTTTCATACGCTCTCGGTCAATAGTTTTACCACGCAGGTGTAGTACAACATCAACCTTTTGATTTAATCTAATCAAATCATTGTCAAGCATACGAATACGGTCAATCAAAGCGATTAGAACCGTATTTGCTTCTTTCAATACTGGCTTAACTTCTTTAGTAGCCCAAGTCCACACAAAAAATATCATGTAACCCATACCGCCTGCAGCTACAATCGGAAATCCGTATTTGTTAATTAGTTCAGCTATGTCCATTTTCTTTTAGTTTTCTAAATGTGATTACGTTGTCAACAATCTCAATAACGAATTTGTCACCATCTTTCACATGAAGTTTTTCTGCTAATAATTCTTCATCCATCCTAACACTATCATCCGGCAATAACATAAAGGTATAATCAAAAAATAACATCAATCTCTCCTAGCATCATTTTTACCGTCGGCTCTAGAAATCCTGTTTACATCAGGTTTTAATCCTAAAGCATTTGATACGACCATGTCAATTCTGATAACATCATGGTTCATGGTTTTCACACGATTATCCAAAGCAGTAATGATGCTAGATAACCCTTGAACGGAACTCATTACACCTGCCAGAATAAATTTCAGGGTCAGAAAGATAAAGTACCCGCCAGCACAAGCTGCGGCAATAGGAAAACCTACTTCTGCTACTAATTTAAAAAAATCCATATATTACCTCTTATTTTTGACAAAAAATGTCTTGACAATACTACCTATTTATAGTAGGATGGTTTTATAGAGTAAATAGTGATGTTGCATAAAAACAACACTATCCAAAAATTGTCTTGTATAAAACACAATATTGTGATATACTGGTAGAGTAAAATCAAGGAGAAACTATGTATCCCGAAGATGACCCACAAAAACCTCGATTAGTTCGGTTTATAAGATTGAACCGAGAGCAGTTAATGCAGTTCGTAGGTGAATTACATGAAATGCAAATGGAAATGATTGAACAAGCTGTATCGGCTTCCGATATGCAAGAATCTAAAGATGTTATCAAATATATTATGGAGAAAAACTGATGATCCGTCAAAAGAAAGATGTTTACGAAAAAGTGATTGACCTGACCGGCCCTGATGGTAATGCATTCGCCTTAATCGGCTTTGCCACAAAATTTGCTCGGCAATTGGATTTGGATTCTACTCAAATCCGTGAGGAAATGATGTCCGGTGATTATGAGAATTTAGTAGCTGTTTTCGATAAGTACTTCGGAGATTATGTGACTCTGGAACGATGATGGAAGATGGCGTTTATATTCTAATCACAAAAGACGGTTACCGAGTTACCTATTCTGAAGATAATTATATTTACCTCTACGGTTCATTTAATGATGATACGATGGCCTACGATTTAAATCCGGTTGTACTAAATGAAATGTTTGGTAAATGTGCCGTGTTTCCTGATGCTAAGTCGGTTTTAAAGGCGGCTAAGTACATAAGTAAAACGGTACAAGAAACGGTAAATGGTATTATGTTCATAGATTCCTATGGCAAATATACTTATGAGGAATTATTGAATGGCAAGGCAAACAAAAAACTCGGCGGAGATTGACCGCATTTTAGGCAAGTCAGCTGAACCTAAGTATGAGAAATTGGAATCTCAAAGTGAGATTGCTGGCGCTTTGAATTGGTATCAATCAAACAAAGATGCCAAAACTGCGGCTAAGTATATTGCCGACTATGCTAAGAAGCATAAAATCCAAGGTAAATTGGATACTAGCAAGACCTATGTCACAATAGGTTTCTTGTGTCGTATCGTTACCAGTGGTACAATCTTGCCTGAAGCCACGGTCGGTAATCTCAAACAAACCGTTGCCGAGTTAATGTCTCTGGATGAATCCAAAACAGTCGAGGACACGAAGAAAGTTCCAGTAGTGACTATACAAGACCGACTAGCGGAAAAAGTCTCTGAAGTCGCAGGAGAGTTGGAGGGTGCTATTGATGATTACATTACTAGTGGATTCTCCAAGCAAACCTCGCCTTTCGGCATTATGCATGATAGAGTTAAGGCAATGCACGCTACTCGCCTGATTGAAATCTTCCGTAAGCGTAGAGCTGAATTTGATGAAGTATTGAGCACCGATGATTCGTTATTGAAAGAAGGTTATTCCAATTTCAGTAAACCAGAATTGAAAAAGATGGTGGCATACTGTGATTTAATTATCACCGATGCAATCAAATTAAGTGAAGCATCCAAACTTACAAGAAAACCTCGCAAGCGTAAGGCTGTATCGGCAGACCAATTAGTTGCAAAAGTCCAATTCTGTGAATCTAATGATGAATTGAAATTGAAGTCTGAGTTGCCTAAGACTCTTATTGGTGCAACACAGCTTTGGGTGTTTAATGTTAAAACTAGGAAACTAGGTGTTTATCATGCTCTAGATGCTGGCGGTTTCAGTATCAAAGGAACAAGTCTGCTTAATTTTAGTGAAATGAAATCTGTGCAAAAGACCTTGCGAAAACCAGAGGCAATATTGCCTGAAGTTGTAAAAGGGTCTAAAGTATTCTTGCGTAATGTTATTGAATCGGTAAGAGCAAAAGAATCTTGCCTCAACGGTAGATTGAACCGTGATACAATACTATTGAAAGTTATAAAATAAACTATGGATCATTATGATAATATTCGATTATAATCAGGTAGCTATTGCTAACTTGATGGAACAAATTGGTTCTTCCAAAACTCCTGTTGATGAGACTTTGGTTCGCCAT